GGGGTCGATCTCCTCCCCGGCCTGCTTGATAGATGCCACGTGCACGATAGGGTAGTGCTCCACCAGGAGGTACTGGCTGCCTGTGCCCTTCAGCCGCTCCACGTAGTCGCTCCGACGCAGCTTCCGCCCCAGGGCCCGCTCAACGGAGGTGGAGGCCCGGTTGATCAGTTGGATCAACAGGCTGTCAGAGCTGATGTCCTCATCCGACATGCCTAATGCCGCCTTCAGTGCCGGCAGCGTGGTCAGGGCGTTGGCCTGAAGCATGGCCGTCTCCATACCTTATTCCTCCACGGGCAGGTGGGTAGGATCGCCAAGCACCAGGGCATAGGTTGCTGCGGCGCTGCCGCCCGGCGTTACCGTCACCTTGATGTACCGCTTGCAGCCCACCAGGTCCAGTTCCACCGCCATCAGCTCATCATTGACAACGGAGATGTTGCTGAGATTCCGGCCCATGACAACGCGTTCATCTGCCACCGCCGTAAAGGAACCGTCCGCCGTGTCACACTCGGTGACGGCCACAGCCAGCGTTCCGGCCGCGCTTACACTTGCGGATACGACAGCCGAGAGGTAGCCCTGCCGGTCTACCGCCGTGCCGCTGGTATAGGGCATGGCCTTGATGCTTCCATACAGGTTTCGTTTCATAGCTTCGCTTGCCTCGCTTTCTCATATCCGGCCCTTACGCGCCGGTCTTCAGGCCCTTGCCAATGACGAAGGACTCCTCATGCCGCACGCCGAAGTCATGCAGGTCGATGATCCGCAGGATGGTGCAGTCCTGATCCACCGCGCTGACCGTCTCGCCGTTCTCATCCGTGATGGTGCCCTCGCGGAACATCTCGCTCTCCATGCTGCCCTGGCGCCCGATCATAAATTCGCTCCAATTGCCCAGCACGATGTCCGTGGGCCGGCCGGAGGCGGCGCTCACCGGGATCTGGTTGCTCACCGCAAATTCATGCCCGTTCAGCTTGCCGGCGTCCATCTGATCCCGGTAGAGATACAGGCCGGACGCCGCCTGTACCACATTGTAGAATGCCTCCCAGGCAAAGCCATTGATGGCCCAGCCCAGTTTGCTGGTGTCTGCGTTGTTCTGCAAGAGCTTTGCCAGCAGCTTGCCCGTGGTCCCTTCATTCGGGGCCGCGTTCAGTTCCACCATGGGGATGTCCATGTTGAACAGGCCCATGGGCTCAAACTCCGTGCCCTTCCCCAGAAAGGCCGCACGGTCCATGGCCAGGGCCATGGCGGTGGTGGCGTCGTTCAGGATCGTCTGATCCGCGCCGTAGGCGTTGGACCGGATCAGGTCGTTGCTGATGATCACCTTGCACATCAGCTTCTTGCTGGACAGCCGCACATTGCCGAACTTCGCCTTGGACGCCTTGGCCTTGCGCAGCTCGCCCACATAGGACGCGCTGACGCCGCTGGTCATCTTGGGCAGGTTCAGGTTGCCCCGGTCCATGGGCAGGGTGGAGGCGCCCAGTTTCAGCACGATGGCCTTATCCCGCAGCAGGGGGATGATCTCGCTGGCGTACACCTCCGGCACCAGATAGCCGCCGTCCGTTGGGCTGGTGACGCTCATCGCTTTGATCTGCTTTTCCAGGAAGGCGTCTCCATACTCCTTCCGGGCGATGTGGGCGGCGTGGTCGTAGTCCTTGTTGGCCCGCATCATGCACTTCTGATACCGGACCCAGCCGATGCCGGCGGGCAGGGTGGACTTCTCCTCCTTGGGCGCGCCCCCCGCATTCAGGTAGATCTCCGCATACTTGCGCTGTACAGCGGCCAGCCGGGCGGTGCTCTTAACCTCCTTGACGTCCTTCTCGCCGGCGGCCTTGGTCTCGTCCTCCCTGCAGTCCTCCTTCGTCTCGTCCGCGGGAGGCGTCTCCTCCTTGATCTCGTCCTCCTCCGGCGTCATGGCCTTCAGGGCCTTTACGGCGCCGGCCTCGGCCGCCTGCTCCAGCAGGGCCTGCAGCTGCTCCTGGGTCAGGCCGGTCTCGGTGGTCTGCTCCTTGGTCTCCTTGCTCTTAGTGTCTTTCGGTTCCATAGGTTTTTTGCCTCCTTTATAGCTTTCGATCCGCGCCTCAGTGTTGGCGGGATAGTTCACGATGCTGATCTCCAGCAGATCCAGCTTTGTCAGATGCCGGACCTGCTGCTCGTCAATGTAATACTCCAGGGCGATATAGCCGATGGACATCTGGTCCAGCACACCGTCACGGATGAGCTGCCGGTAGTCCTGGCCTGCGGTGGTGTCGCTGATCTGGCCCTTCACATACAGGCCGATGCTGTCCTCCCGCAGCTCCAGGGTCCGGCCAAGGGGCTCCTTTCTGTCCTCATGCTGCCCGAAAATGAGCACCCCGGCGGATGCGGCGCCGGTGGCCAGTGTCTCGGCAAACGCGCCGGGCTCCACCACGTCGCCGTCCAGATCCACCACGTTGAACACGGAGGCGTGGCCGGTGAAGATGCCCTGGTCGTCCACGCCTTCCATCTTGAATTGCAGGTATTTCATCCTGTCGCCTCCTCAAAATCACCCGGCAGCAGGTCGCACCGGCAATTACAGACCTCGGACGGGTCTGCCCCAGGCTCTCCCGGATACAGCAGCCCGTTGGAAAACCGCTCATGGATGGGGATGGTCTTGGGGTAGATGTTCCGGTGGCTGTCCCGCACATCCGAGTCCCCGGCGTCCACCCAGGTCTTCGTCCGCACACCGCCGTATTTCATCTGCTCAAAGCTCCCGGCCTGCAGGCTTGTGTGGGCCTCGCTCAGCGCACGCTCCGCCTGGACCTTGGGCATATGCTCCTGCACCCGCTTGACCAGCTGGGCCGTGCTCTCGCCCGCCTCCAGGCCGTCTGCCAGGGATGACGCCAGCTTGTCCCGGGTGGTGGCATTGATCCCCTTCACCCGTTCCAGGCCGTACTGCCGCAGGTAATCCGTCAACCGCGGGGCCTGCAACGCCTTGATCCCAAAGGCCTCCTCCATGGACCTGGCCCCCGCCTGGAAGGCTTCCTCCCACACGGGATTCAGCACAGCCGCCAGCGCCTCGTCCTGGGCATTCCAGTCGATCAGCTGCTCCAGCGCCTCCTTTGCAAGACGCCGGGCCGCCTCGATGTCAAAGGTCAGGCCCAGGCCGGACTGGATGCGCTGCCGGAAGTCCTCCCGGCTGTCCTTGTGCCCACGCCTCATGGCCGCCACGACCTCCGCCGTCTGTCCATCAAAGAACCGCTGGAGGCTCTGCCTGGCCGCACGTTCCTGCACAGCCAGCAGCTGCGCCCGTTCCCGGCGCGCCAGCTGCATCCTGCGCCGGCTGTTCCCTTCATGCCGGGCAGAGGCTCCTGCTCCGGCGCGGCGCCGTCCCCGATGATCTGCTCCGCCTTGGTGCGGTCAAAGGGGAACGCGGCCGTAATGATCTCAATGGCGGATTCCCGGTCCAGCTCACCCAGCGAGACGCTGCGGGCGATCTGCACCAGGCTGGTCACCTGCGCGCCGTTCAGCGCGATGTCCTTTGCCACCGCCAGCTGCTCCGTCTCCTCGGCCTGCGGTCCAGCCGGCGTTTCCGGCGCCGTGCCGGGCGGCGCTGCCTCCGATACCGCAGAGGCGGGCGTTTCCGTTTCGCCGGCACTTATGCGCGCGCTTTCTGTCAATTCCTCCGGCCTCGTCGGCAGGGAGGCATACGGCACGAACAGCACCTGGCCCGCACCATTCGGCAGCGGGTCGAACCCGTTCTGCTCCCGCCACTCGTCTACCAGCATCGCGCTGCCGCTCAGGCCCGCGTTGGACATCTGAAGCCGGAACTCTGTATCCTCCGGCACGATGTCGTCATACTCCCACAGAAGATCCTCGCCCCAGAAAGGGAGCAGCTGGGCGTTGATGGCGTCCTGCCGCGCCAGCAGCCGGGGCGTCAGCACGTTCTCCGCGTAGATGATCTTTGCCTGGGTGGCCGTGGCACGGTTGCTGTTCTCCACGATGCCCAGGATCTCCGGCGGCACCCCGAAGTGGGCGTTCACCGCATCCCGCAGGTCCTTCCGGCTCTCCGTGAAGTCCATCTCCCGCTGGCTGTCCACCAGCTTGTTCACCGTCACGTCACGGGGGATGATCCCCATTTTGTGGCTGTTTCCCACACCCCGGTGCCGGTCGTTCCAGGCGGCCTGGAAGCGGTCGTATTCGTCCTTTGTGATGCCCGGCGCGGACATCAGTACAGGCGGCGTGGCGTCGTTGAAGAAGAACTTCTTGGCCCACTTCGCCATATACTCGTCCGTCTCGATCTCATCCGCCACCGGCTCTGCGTCACCCAGTCCGCGTCCATAGGGGTCCAGGGGGTTCAGCTGCCGCACGACAAACATATCCGCTACCGGCACCAGCCTCTGAAGGCCGTCCCGGCTGCGGATGGTGTAATAGGGGAAATCCAGCCGGGGGATGTCCGCCACCCAGTGGGGTGGGATGGGCCACAGCTCCGCCGGGTATCCGGCCGCATCCCGTTCAATGACCGCCTGCCCTTCACCCTTGATCATCAGGTACGTCTCGTGCAGCTTCCAGAAGGCGCTGCGTGTCATGTACGGCAGGGGATTGGGCCGGGCCATGAAGTTCAGGAACGGGTGGTCCGTGATCTCATCCTTGTCCCCATTGGCTTTTACCCGGAACAGCTTTCCGGACACGTTGGAAAGATCTGTGGAGATCTTCGTCACCGGGGACAGCCGTGGGCTTTTGCCATAGGCCTCCAGAAACTCCTGGCTGTTCCGGTCCGGCGGGCTGGCCCACCGGGAGGCAAAGAACCGCGCCATCCCCTCCGGCCTGCCGCTCACCGCCGCCTTGATCGCCGCTATTCTCCAGCCCATAGGCTGTCCCTCCTCTCTCGGGCAGACCGTTCCGCCCTATACCCACCAGATGTCAAGCGTACCCCTCCCTTCGCGCTCCTGGATCGTCTCGGCAATCCCCGTCGTGGCGTCCGGGGCGTCGTCATGCTTGTTTTTACCCGTCTTCTGATAACTGATCATAGCCGCGTAATACTTCGGCCACCGCCGGGTCCAGCCCTCTGGAAACAGCAGGTGCTGCATCACGAAGGTGGCCCCTGTCATGATCCGGGCGTGCTTGTTGGCCCCCTGGTGGAACCACTCCACGTTCACGCTCCGGGTCTGGTAGATCTCCCACAGCAGCCGCTCCACGTTCCGGGCAAAGCCCCGGCCGCCGTTGTTGCTCTCGATCCGGGCTGTCGCCACATGGTTGGACGCCAGCTGCTCCGCCGTCTTCGGCTCGGTCTGCTCCATGGGGGCGTCCGTCATCAGCACATCCAGGATGTACCCCTCGCCCTCGTATACGCCGGCCACAATGGACACCAGGTCGTCGGCGCCTGTGTCCGCCGTGTCCGTGTAGCTGATGATCTCGCCAAATGCCGGCTTGCCCTCCTCGTCCCGGGGAATGTCCGTATAGGTGCGGAAGCTGGTGTACAGCTTCCCCTTGATGTCCACCGGCTCCTGCTGGTAGTTCGCGTCCGCGATCTCCGCGCTGGTCAGCCGCCGCTTTTTCTGATAGCTTTTGAAAGACAGAAGGGCAGGGCAGAGCATGGTCCCCCGGCTCTCGTCCAGGCAGGCCCGCCGGCAGAACACAAACCAGTCGTCTCCGTCCTCGCTCTCCAGCAGACG